AGTTCCTCTAGCTGGCGAAATGTTAGTTCCAGCAAACAAGCAGGGTGGTAATAGGCTCCTTCTTGAGAGGCTTATGGCAGCGAAAGTTCAGCGACGGGTGGGTGATTACCTGCCTGAGAAAGAGGCAAACCTTCTTCGGGTTAATCTTGCCAATCTATTAATAGGGTTTGACGCTACCGAACTTATTGAGACACTCCCGCTCGCAAGAGATATAGATATGCCGGGCACTACTAGCATAGATGATTTATTGGTGGGTCAAGACCTTATAGCTGCTGGTCTCCCGTTAGACATCCGGTCACAGCGAATCCCAAGAGCCTTGCTAACTGATATAGCAGCCCCACAGCAGTATCTTACCCCCTTTGGAGTTTCTCTTACATCAGGAGAGCAGCTAAGGCATATCTGGCGGGTACTTAAAGAGAGGAAGTTATTAGACCCAAATGAACTAGTAACAGACCCTGACGCTCCAAGGAATTTTGTGACCCCTCAGTTTCTACTGGATAACGAGTGGGCATTTCGTGCCCTTGACGCAGTGCCACTAGAAGCGTGGGCTACCCGTGTATCCATGTCCAAGGCTTTGATGAGAGAGATAGGGCAGTTATCTTTTGCTCAAAGAAATAGTCTAGAACCTTTACATGAAGCCATTTACTTAAAGGACAGCTTAGAACCACTCACTTCGATGCAGGCAGCCCAAGCCGATCAGAGTGGTTTTAGATTCAGAGCCAACCCTCAATTTCCTGAACAGGTGTTTACCCTTCAAGACATGATTGATGCAAAGTGGCAAGGGAGGGCACCCGGATACTGGGCGGGCGTAAGGTTGATTCGTCCTATTACGTCTGAACACGTTTGGCCTGCAAAAAAAGACCTTTGGAATGCAGAAGCATTACTGAAGAGGGTAGAGAGGGAGGGCAGCCCTGACCAGTACGAAGAAGCAAAACAGATAGTAGAGAATAACAAGGCGAACCTTCGCGATCTCTATGACGCAATAGCTGATCGGCCTGAATACCAAGAAGCTATAGAAGAGTGGTTCAGGGAAGCAACTGCGGACGAACTTGCGGAGGCAGCACGACATGTACAAGGCATACAAAGAAAAAGACCAGAGGGGCCTGCCCTCTTCTTCCATGGAGGTGTTATCCCTCAAGGAAGATTCAGGCATTCTCAAACAACAACCTCCCTACACAACACGCTTTTTGGGCCGGGGCTTCTCCTTACTGACAACGCACTAATTGCAGGCATGGATGGAGTGAGTTCTCTGCAATCAGCAAAAACGGGCGTTACAGATGCAACAAAGAGGTGGGGAGGTGCCCTTATTAATCAGACTGAGTGGAATGGAATAGTAGAAGCATTCCATGTCGCTGTTCCATCTGAGAACATTATGCGCCTTGATGGTATCGGCAAGTCTGATCCTGTAGGCACAAGGTTCTTCAATAATCTTTTTGGGAGACTTGGGACAAACGACAGAAACTATGAAACAACCTTTGGCCCAGAAGTAGTTTCCTTAGCCAACTCTTATTTCCGTGAAGCCTTAGATGAAGTTGCTCAATGGCCCCAGCATGGGTATAGAGACTTCGCTGAGGCACTTGACCATTTCACAGGGGACATAACGAAAAAGTTTGACTTCTATAATCCAGATATTATGGAAGGCCCTGCGAGAGTAGCTAATTCCTATAACGGTTCAAACGCTTCTTGGATGATGTTTACTCACATGGCTGCCATGGTTGCCACTGAAAGAGCAGTAAGAGAAATAGGTGCGCCAATGGCTATAAGGGGTTTTCCTCACCGATCTCCCCACGAACTTTGGCGCACACGGGCAGCACTGATGCGCAGGCTGAGAAAAGAACTTGATGAAGTAAAAGAGTTTAGTGAAAATCTGTATGACACATATTGGGAAGCAGATTTTACACCGGATATGACCCCTATGCGTGAGGGAGGCACAAAGTATTTCGGCGATATGTCGAACCCTTCGGTAGACGCAAGAAGTAATAATGGGCTAATTGCCAGAATAATACAAAGAACATCTCCTTCAATGTGGAATGTTATGAAGGGATTTGAGGAAGCAGATATTCCGGGTACTAGAGGATATAGGTACGATGCGGACGTAGTAGCTGTTGGGCAACGTGGGGAGGTAGGCCAGTTAATGGGAACGCCAGCAGAAAGGGTTGAAGTAAATCCAGAGGAGTTCGTAACTTACGAAGGGCTTGCAGATGACTTCTTTTCAGTGATGTTGCCAGCGAACGCAGACCAAGCTGCTCAAATGATGTTAGGTCAAATAAGTAACGGTCAATTACTTAACCAATTTAGACTTGGTCAAGGGTGGCTTCTGCCTGAAGATAAGTTTGGACGCACCATGCGTAAGGTGGTACAAAAATGGTCAGGAGGAGAACTTAGAGACCTTGAACTTTTCTACAAAGAAGCAAACGTAGAAGCACTAACTTTCATTGGTGGAGGCAATACCGGGATACCTCATAGACTAGCCATGCTTGTCGGGAATGAGGATGTTATTAATAACAATTTAGTTAAAAGGGAGAACTTAAGCCCAGAAGCCCCTAGTGCTAGATTGGAAACAAACTTTGAGTATCCAAGAAAAGCAGAACGCCTACCAACAAGAGATAAGAAAACAGGTCGTTTCGTAAAAAAGACCAGTATGTTTTCAACCTCGCAGTTTAGCTTTAGCCCAAGTGAGGCTACCAAAAAAATATCAGATGCTAAAGCTAAGTTAGAAAAGGTTATTCGCAAGCAGATAGAAGCACTCAAGGAGAAAAAAATACTTGGTAGTTCTAGGCAAGGTGGCGCAGCGGACGTAGTAGACCTTAACAAGAAAGCATCAAAGGGAGATGTTGTACCAAACCTTGATGTAACTGACGCTAATATAGACCCGCCTATTTATAAGGGTAAGCCTACTCGCTGGAACAATATCGTTCCAAGGGAACTGGATGCAGTTCTGGCTTCCGACCCGGCTGAAGGTCTTAGGTTGGCAGATGGCACGATAACTGAAGAAGGCTATGCAAGCATCGCAGTGGCTATTATTCGCAGGATGCCTGAACTCCTTGAGAAGTCATGGGAGTTAGTTAAGGTCAACGAAGAAATCAGGTCAGCAAGCCGAAGAAGAAAAGCTGCAATAGTAGCTTCACAAGCAGAACAAATAGCTGATCCAAGTCGGTTAGCGATAGCCCAGATGGGTGCCCTGCGTGGCGAAATGACTGCCTTGGGCTTTGAGCCTATGTCTATGGACGTTCAAGAGTTTAAAGCCTTACTTTCATATGCACAGCAGCGATTAGGAGAAAGACCCTTCGATGTTGTTAACGCAAAGTTAGCCCTTGAGAAACTTACAGGACATTCCTTTGACCCAAGCGTAGAGCCGGGACTTGCAGCGCGTCATCTTACCCGCAACGAAATCATGTTGATTGAACGGTTATTCGGCTTTGATATTGCAGCTTTAGCTGCCACAAGAAGCAGGCAGCTACGCACAAGAGAGAAGATACTAAGAGGATTAGTAGACTTCCTAAACATTCCAAGAATCCTTTTGCTAGGTGGAGACTTTGGAGGACTGTTTAACCAAGGACTACTGTTTGCTGGGCGACCCAAAGCTTACCTGAAGGCTGCTGCTGAAGGCTTGAAATCATTTGCCATACCGAGGAACTTTGAACAGGCGATGAGAGATATAGAAGGGCATCAGCATTTCGCGAAGTTCTTCTCACCGCCCGGTGTAAGGTCAGGGGTAAACGGAGAAGGTGGGTATGGTGCTTACTTTGCAGACCTTAATAGTCCGCTAAGTCTCAGGGAAGAGCAGTTCGTATCAGAGTACCTTAGAAGAATCCCCGGCATAGGGCATATGTATAAAGCATTTGAACGGTTCCACGTTGCCTTCCTTAACAAGCTAAGGTTCGACATGATGCAGAGTGCTTACCTTGTCTTCAAAAACTCTGGCGCAAAGCAGGCAGATATAGACAGGCAGATGAGAACTTATGCTGACTGGGTAAACAAAGGCACTGGCAGAGGTAATATCTGGAAGGCTAATGAACTTACAGCAGGGCTGAACACTATCTTCTTAGCCCCACGATGGGTTGTCTCAAGATTCCAAGTACCTGTTGCGGTAGCAAAAGAACTTGGCAGCTACTCAATTAACAGAACAACAGGCAGACCTGTAAAGAACAACCTTGTTGCAAAGCAGATAGCAAAAGACATGGTGGGCTTCGCTACGGTTATAGGCGGGATAGCTACACTACTTTCGCTGAATGGCTTCCAAGTAGGAACCGACCACCGCAAGTCAGACTTCCTTAAGCTTACTAAGGGCAGGACAAATATCGACTTAACTGCGGGAATGGGTTCTGTATTCAGGTTTATATTCAGGGCGGGAAGCGTGTCTCTCCAAGGAGCAACAGAAGGCGAGCCGTTCCGCGGTAAGCTTCTGTCAGCTACAGGTGTTGAATACGATAAGAACCTTTGGGATGTCTCATCAGACTTCCTTAACATGAAGTTCAGCCCAGCCGTGAGAACTGTAGACACGCTTGTTACAGGTAAGAACTTCTATGGTGAAGACATAGATGCTGAACGGGCATTCCTTCCAACTGACCTTAAGACTCTGCAAGAGTGGGCACCTCTATGGATACAGGAAGTAGGTGATGCAGCAGAACAGCTTGGGACAAGTTCAGCAGCATCGCTACTCATACCTGCACTTGCAGGTTTGAACGTTGCAATATATCCCGACAAGAATGACCTTGCACTGGAAGCCCTTGGTAGAAACTACACAGAAGCATGGCCTTTTGAGCAAGAGTCTATCGACATGCTTTACTACACAGAGAGTAGATTCTCTCCAAGTGAATACTCGGAGAACAACTACGCCCTTAACTCGTTGTTCCTTGATGAGATGGAAAAGATTTTAAGTAATCCTAATATCAGCGATACGCAGAAGTCTTATCAGATTTCCAAGAGATACCACGATCTCAACAAGGAGAAGCGAGGAATTAGACTCCAAGCCTTCGGTGCTGATGACCAAGGGCGAGAGGATGAATACCCGTTAAGGGTTGCTCAACAGGAGTTCTATGAGTACAAGGACAGCCTTTACGATCCCGCAACATTTGCAGGATCGAACTCAGCCTATGAATATGCTGAACTCCTTGAACAGATATACCTTGATGGTCTTACTGAAATAGAGCGTGAGTACATTCTTGCAAACATGTACATGCTCCCCTTGCCGATGGAGTTGCTTGACCTAAAAACTACAACGGGCGAATCTCCGGGCTGGGTGAAACGAGTTACCCAAGCAAGGGAAATTCAGGCAAAGGTTGTTCGCAGGCACGGCCTTGAAGCTGCACCCTTTGATCCCTCACTATACGAAGAGACTCGCGAGATGCAGAGAAATATAGGCGGGGAAACGTACGCGCAGGAAGTTGCCATAGTCAACTAGCTTGCCTTATTATTTGTAAACCTAAACAAGTGAGATGTGCCATCTAACTGGTGTTATATCTCGGAGACAAAGAAAATATGGTTACAGAGCGTAACGACATAAGTACAGAATCTCAGGTAGAGACTACCGAAGTTCCTTTGGATACGCCTGCTCCGACTGAAACTGAGACAGTAACAGAACAAGTTGAGCAGCCTACGCCAGAGGTTGAGAGTAATGAATCTATCGAGGTTGTTGCAGAGTCTGCACCTCAACCACAGTCTGAAGCATCGACACCAGTACAGTCGAGTGAGGAGTTCCGTAAGTATCAGTCGTCCACCGACAGGCGGATGGCTGACTTAGAAAGTAAGCTACAAGAATCAGAAACAGCACGCGTACAAGCTGAACAGCGCGCAAACCTAGATAACCTGAACCAAGAAGTTCAGGCTTACGAGCAGCAGCTTCGCACGACGTATATCAACCAAGGCATGGATGATGTGACCGCTGGGCAAATAGCACAGCAGAACGCAAACATGGCGAAGGAAGCATATACAGCGAAACTTGAGGCTCAAAGGGTTGCTCAACAGCATAAGGAAGCTGAAGCCCAGCTAAATACTAGGACTCAACTTGCCAAGGCTTATGAGTTAGCGAGTCAGTACAAGGTTCCATATGCAGAGTTACAGGACTTTCCTGACCCTGTATCTATGGAACGGCACGCAAAGGCTCTTTCTAGGATTCAAGGTTTAGAGGGGAGAATCCAACAGGTGACTCCACCCCAACAACTCGCAGGTAGCGCACCTTCTGCTGACGTAGCACCCACAAATGCCGAAGACGTTTTGGATAGATACAACGCAGGTGATTCTGCAATAACTACTGAGATGGCACGTTCAGCCGCGCAGCGGTTAGGCATGACTATCTTTGGCTGAGGTATAAGAAATGGCTTCTGTACAGACCAGTACAACTGGTAATTTACAAAATATGTCACGAATTATGCTTGCTTCGGCTAGGTATACCGAAGAGCATAATGCGCCAATGGTAGGACTTATTGAAAAGTTCAGCCTTGGTAAAGGTGAATATCAACTCACGATCCCCAAGGTCGCCCAGATGGATGCTGAGGACTTGGTAGAAGGTCGTGACATGATCGACAGCGAGGACATTGATATTTCAACTGTCACCGCTACCACCGCTGAAGTAGGACTGAAGGTAATTGTTACCGACACTCTTCTCCAGCAAAACAACGAAGATGTGTTTAAGATCATTGGTCGCCAGATGGGTGACGCAATGGCTCGCAAGAAGGACACAGACATCATTTCTTTGTTTCCAACTCTAAACGGTGGAACAAAACTTGGCGCAGATGGTGCAAACCTTTCCCTTGCTAACGCATCAGCACTCGTTGCTACTGCAAAGTCAGACTTATTTGGTTCTGATATTTTTGTGGTACATCACCCCAATGCTGTTTGGAAGCTGGCAACAGATGTTGGCAATACCCTTGCCACCTATCCACTCCCTGACGCTTTCAACAAGCCAGCGGTAAAAGATTACTGGACAGGTATAAAAATCTCTGGTGTTCCGTTCTTTGAAGACGGGAATATCCAGAAGGTTTCTAGCGTTGATTCCGGTTATGGAGTTATCGCCGACAAGACGGCTATGGGTCATCTTGCTGCTAGGGCAAGGCGAGAAGAGCGTGAGCGGGACATTTCCCTGCGAGCGCATGAAGTGGTTGTCACTGAAGATTACGCAGTGTTTGAAGTTGACGACACCCGTGGTGCTGCAATCCAGTACGAAATCGGAAACCCGTCAACTAGCGCATAAGTTAGTTTTTATTAGGAGGCTCTTGTGGTTAAATCTGGTTTGCAAGGTATGACTATTGGTGGGGTTACAAAACGATCCTACTGGAAATACGAAGCCGATATGGATGCTTGGGTTGAATGCCCTAATCTCCCTGTTTCGTATGAAGACGTATACTTACAGCGAGGTTTCCGCAAGAGTCCTCCTGAAAAAAAGGATGTAACGATAACCGAGTCCTCTAACATCGGTAATCGCAGGACTAAAGAGCCTGTAAAAAATACGAGGTAAATTCTCATGGCATTTCCAACTAGTATCTCGGGATCACCGGGATATGAAAAGGCAGCGACTACTACACAGAAGCACCGCCTTGGTACAAGAATGGTTTTCCCTGACGGAAGAACTTTCTACTACTCCTACGCAGCCGAAGCTATTACGGCTGGTAAAGTAACAATGGGTTCGCAAACATCTTCAGGTCACATAAAAGACCTAGCTGTTGCTGAAGCTGCTTCTGCTGGAGCGAACCAGATCAAGCTTACCAACTCTACTACTGCTATCACAGGCAGTGGTAAGTACACAGGTGACTTTGGTACTCGCGGTGACTATGTAGATGGCTACGTTTTTATTAATGACGTAGCTGGTGAAGGTCAGATTTTTACAATCGCAGACCACAGTTCAGCAACTGCAAGTGGAACCTTGACCATTGATCTTTACGACAATGACTCGGTTCAGACTGCGCTTACCACTTCTTCGGAAGCAGGTATTCACAAGCCTGTTGGACACTCGGTAGAAGTCTGGGATGTAAATGATATTGACGGGCCACCCCTTGGCGTGCCCGCGCATGACATTGCTTCTGGTGAATACTTCTGGAACCAGACTACTGGCCCGGCAGCAGTTCTTACAAACGGAACTGTTGTGCTTGGTAAGAACGTAATGACTGGCTCTACTACAGATGGTTCTGTAGATGTGATGGCTGATGACTCTAGTGCAGAGTTCTTGGTTGGAGCAGTATTGGCTGTTGGTGCTACCACTGAATACTCATTGGTAGACCTGCAAATTAGGCCGTAATCATTTAGGAGGGCTGGCATGGCAAAGGC